CACACCATTTTCGATAAAATTACCATCATTAGTGCCTACAATTTCATTAAAGTCGTCAGCACAATAGAAACTAGGTTCGACATTTAGGTTCTTTTTAAAAATATCAGTGTCACTCGTACCATCACCATTAAAATCGTAGCCAATATACTCTTTAAGTACTTCACCTGCTAAGACAATGTTTCTATTTTGTTGTTGAGAAGCATTTGGGTCGTTTTGAATTGCTTGAAGACCAGCGTTTGCACCAGCTACAAAAATGCCAGTACCAGCAAATAAGGATTGCAGTCTATCTAAACCACGTTGTAAGGTTACTTGACTGAATCCATCATTATTAGCTTCACCATCGGTTTGACGAGGAAATTTGAAGTCAATGATTTTGGCAATAGAGATGTCTTCTGCAATCATCTTCAGATAATTAATCGTAGAAGGTTCAGTAAGCTTCAAAGGAAACTCATAAATCATTTGCAGATATGTGTCGATGTCACCTAATTCCACTTCATCTACAAGCATTTCAACAGTAGCTTCGTCAATCTCTTGAGTAGCAATACCAGTGATGCCTGATGTCTCTTGTTCAACTACTTCTAATCGACCTTTAAGCTTACGTGTTAGGGATTGAATGTTTGCGTATTTCATAATTTACCCGTAAAGTACTTTTCCAACATAAGGTAGATAGCCTTGACGAATAGCAGACTTACCTTCGCGGAATGTATCTAGTTTGGCACGATAGTTGGCTCGGTTGTTCGCACTTTCACGGATTTTGTTTTTGGCTTCTACTTCCTGTTGCCTGTGAATTGCTTCGTTAATTTGTTGGTCAGTCATTTCGGCTAGTTCATCGTCGGGAATGTCGTCGATGCTGTAGTATCGTTGGCGACCAGTTAAATTTAGGAACTCGGCTACTTGCTGGCGCTCGTTGGCAGAAAAAAGAAGTGAGGGCTTGTCTGAGCTGAAGTTAGCTAGGTTAGTGTTCATAAATGCGAATGTCATGTTCTTGCCCATACCTGCTGAGATTACACCTTTGCGGCGCTTTACTACTGGTGCTGTGAAACCGCCACTTTTTTTGTTGGTTGCGCCCATACGAGCTTGGGGCAAACGTTCACCGAACATCGGTTTCATTGCCCCTTGTTTCATCTTGGGTAGGTTTGGCGCTTTAAGCTGATTTTCCATTTGTGGTTTCTGCGGTGTAGCCGAATGTCTTGAGTCCTTCGTATACTAGACCATGAGTGGGGTCGGGCAGTTCAAAGTCGATAACGGCGATGTCTTCCCATTTCTTGCTCTTGAGTGGAGCGATGCGGTCTAGTTGTGAATATGATTCAATTTTAGCATCTTTACGAGCTTCGGTGATTTTTTGGGTTGCTACTTTGCCGACGAACTTGAGAGCTTCGATTTCGGAAGGTTCACAAGAGTTGATTTTCAACTTTTTGACTGTGTGGATTGTGGTTGTGTTGTTGAAGGTTAGGTCGTTGCTAGGGATGAAGGAGATATCAGGGTTGTGGTTGGCGGGAGTAACGGTTTGGAACTCACTAGCGTTAACCAGAACTGCGGTAGATTTAGCTCTGGCTTCTACAATGTCAATTTCTGTTTCACTGTAGATACCCTCTGGGACTACAAATCCTTCATAATTTATATATGCGGGAAAAATACGATATTGCTTTGGGGGTGTTTTGGGAATCATAGTTGTATAAGTGTAGATGTATTTATGATAGCAGAGATTGTTCTGCGGCTAGTCTGGCAGCGATTGCGTCTTCAAGTTCAGTGAACGTTCCAAGAGTATGCCTCTTATTGTTTATATTGATTACTGCACGATACTTACCGTTATCACGTAATTGTACCCCAGTAGGTAAAGCTTTTTCTTTTTTAGGTTTGTTAAACAGATAAGCAAAACTTTCGTCGCCGTCATAGTAATACTTTTCAGCTTGCACACGACGTTCTTTTGCTTCGGCTTCGGTTTTGAAAGTACCTACTTGCACAGTTTTACCGTTTAAACGGATTCTAGCTAACCAATCACCTCTTCTTTTGTCAAACACTACTCCACCACCATAATGTTTTTGGTTATGTGGTGTGTTTGCTTGCAATTTAGCGGCTTCTAGTTCTGGCAATAAAGATTCATCATTGTCCCAATAAACTTTTTCAGCTAAACTTCTAACTGTTCGTGCAAGCTGCTCTGTTTTATAAATACCGAGATAAATCTTCTTATGGTTTACAGAAATAATAGCCAGCCATGTGCCATCAGCAGTTAACTTCACGCCTGTACCATATTTACGTGCATTTACAGTATTTGTTATTGCCCCTCTTTTTAGGGTATCTAATTCTTCTTTTACAGAAATATCATTATCCCAGTACAGCCTTTCAGCTAAGTCTTTTACCTTTCTTGCTATAGCTTCTCCAAGGTATGTGCCAAGGTAAGTGTCTGTCTTTTCTCCTAAAAGCTTGATGTTCACTTTCCAAGTACCAGTTTTTGTAATATAGACACCAGACCCACGAACTCTTTTTACTTCAGCCATCTCAAGCTTTAATTCTTCTGGATGCTTCTTACCAAAGTTGGGATTAGCCACACCTCTTCTGAGAGACATCTTTTGTCTTGTAGATTCTTTAATAGGTGGTAAAGCTTTTAGATGATTAGCAATTCTTACCATGTTGTAACATTCACGCCAATCTGGGATAGCGTCTAGATATTTCTGCTCGACGGCTCTTAGCTCTTCTATAGATTTACCCAGACATTCTTCTACAATTTCAAATTGGAAAGCAGACTCACCGTATTTATTGAAAGCAGCTTGCAGATGAAAATTAGCGTGTTTATTTACTCTAAGTTTTGAAAAATGCCCGTAATGTCTTTTCTTAATGTTTACGGTAGAGCCAATGTAATAAAGCCCATTTAGAGTATTTGTAATTTTATAGATGCCAGCAATTCTTGGAAGTTTCATAATTCTGTGATAAGGATATTAAGGAAAAAGAAAAAAAGTGGTCGGGCAATCCTTAATTTGCGTTCCCGTAGCTATTCGGTAGACCACTTGTATACATAATAACAAAAATCCCCCAACCAACAATCTGTCGGAAGAGGGATTTAATTTTAACTAATTAGGATTAGTATTAGGAGATGACAGTGAGTCCTTGAGTTGAATCCCATGTATTGAACTCGGCTAAGCTGACAGACGATTCTAAGCTTGCTTGCTTGCTCATTTTGCGCGCTGCGCCAGTTTTTCCGATTGTCACTGCGCTGACCAACTGCATACTGGCAGTGTTGGTGATGGAGAGAGGCGGGTCTCCAGCTTTGGTGTACGTGTTGACGTAAACCCCTGCCTTCCCTCCATTCTCCAACGTACCACCAAGGATACGATTGAATTGACCTTGACGGCTCAAGAACACGACAGTACCTTCATCAAGTACGCGAGTAGGAACTGCTTTGCCCTCGTTATCAGTCAATTCCACATAATCGTCAACTAAGACAAACTTAGGCAGGAATCTGCGAGTCAGAACTTCATTAACTTGGTCGATGCTAGGAGTACCAGTAATAACGTTACCGATAACATTAGCTGTAACTACAGCTTCCTTAACGGACTTACAACGAACCATGTTCAGAAGTAAACGCTCAGAGATAGCAATCTCATCAGCAGGAAATCCATTAACCCACTTGTAGTTAGAGTGCATATCTACAAGGTCTTGTAAAGGGTCAGCAGTCTCATGTTGTGTCCAATCGCGTTTCAAGCTATCGACAGTTTCAGTTCCATTAAAGTCTGTTTGATACACAGGAAATGGAAAGTTGTTGCGTCTCAATGGAATAGCCTTTCGCCAGTCAAGTGAAACGTTCAGACCTGTACGACGGTCGGTATACTCCATCTTACCAGTTTGTAGAGTCTGCCAAGCAAGATAGTCAATCAAGTTGATGTGACCACGAACAAGAGAAGCTACAGAACCAAAAATAACCTTAGCCAATTCGTTATCTTGACCCAATTGCACCTTACCTTCAGAGACTTGAATATTCTGAATGGTGATGTTGCGAAGCTTAGCGATTTCGCTAACTTCTTGCATACGCCACTGAGTATCTTCGTCCCAGTGATACGAAATCGCTGCTTTGAAGTTACGAGCTTGAATGCGTGAGAAGTCGCCTTTTTTCGCTTCAGGGTAGTCCTGACCAGTTGCAACTAACGATGCGATGGGGTCTGTGGTTGTCCCAAGATAAGCAAGCCAGTCACGACCTGTCTTTTCAATCAAGGGAACATAAGTGTTGAGAACTTTGCTGCGCTCTTTGGTTTGACGAAGGGTATTGTTGATAACCAAGTCAGCCGCTTTAGCAGCACGAGCTTCTTTTAAAAAGCTTTCAATAGGGGACATTGCCATTTTTTATGTTTCTCCGTTATTTGTTGAAGTATGGTTTAATGTGCAAGTGCAAACCAAACAAACGCTTCAATTGACGGTCAATGTAGGGCAGATTGTTTTGATAGATACCAGCAATTTCACTGATAACTGCAAAATGTCGCACAGGCTCGTTGGTTAGGTCTACAGGGTCAGGATACAAACCGAGAACTTCTTCAACGTTAATACCGACAATAGAGTTGATAGGTAGAGCTTGAGCAGCGTTAGCAGCCAAAGTCACCGAGCGAACACCAGTGGTAGCATTTTCAGCGCCGATTGCAAGAATCGTGCCTAAAGGAGTGAGATTGTCACCTAAGTAACCAGCTTCAGTAGTTTCGACAACAACTTGACCAGCAGCGCCTGAGGTAGTGAAGTACACATCATAGCTGTCATTAGCATAGATAGTAGCTACAGCAGTGGAACCGACTTGAGCGAAGGTAATGCCAGCAGCCAACAGAGCAGCAGCGTTAGCGGTCGCGAAATCAGCAGCAGCACCAGCACCAGTTTGAGTAGCACCTACAGTTGCCGAATAAGTTACACCACCAATCTTGGCAGTAATAACATCACTAGTTGCAAAAGTACCAACAAACTTGATTCGAGCGAAACAGTGCTTTGCGTACAGTACATCCCCAACCTTAAATTGAGAACAAGGAGTCTTCAACGAGATAGTAGGAGAGTTAGTAGCGGTCGCAGCGTTTAAGCGAGTGCGAGGAAGGAAACGGGCAACTCTTTCGCCAGAAGTGCCAGTAGTAGCGATGAAGCTACCTTCAGGAACTGCGGCAATCCCTTCAGAGTTGAGTTGAATATCGGCACTCTTAATTTCAACACCATCGATTGCAACTTTCTTAGCTGCGGCGTTGAAAATGATTGCCTTACCGTTACGGATATATTTTTGAGTTGTTAAATACATTCTTTTCTGTTCTCCTTATAGTCCGAAATCCAGACCCATAGCTACAAGGTCGCCCTTAGCAGCTTCTTCAAGGCTAGATGAGAAATTAGCAGTTGCAACTTCTTCAGCGCTAACAGAGAAGTCGGTGAACTGAGTAACATTGGCAATATTGCGAAGTAAGCTGTAAGCGAACTCGGACATATTGAGTTGTTCTTGCAAATCACGCGCACCATTAGTTTGAGCAATACCGCTAAACTGAGCAACACGTTGGCGAGGGTCAGAGAAGTTACCGATAAGAGCTTCCTTCATTGCAGGGGTGATAATACCGTCAACAACATCTTGGCTAATACGAGCGTTCAAATCAGTCAAAGCTTGAGAAAGATTAGCTTCAAATTGAGCTTTGGCAAAGTTTGCATGTAAAGCTTCATTTTCTGCACGTACTCGTTGAATTTCATCGGCAACTGCACGATTAAAGTTAGCTTGAATTACGGGATTATAAGCAGCCGCATAATCTGCGCCTTGTTGTGCCATAGCTGGTTCTTCTGCGCCTCCTTCAGCGCCTTCGGTTTCATATTGTGCTTCTAGAGCTTCGCGGTCAGCTTCTTCAACTCCGCTTGCAACTTCGATAATAGTTTGAATATCTTCGTCGTTAGCGTCAGGGAAAGCTCCAATCATTGCTTCGAGAATGTCAGCATCATCAACGATATTTTCACCGCTAATGTAGCCAGTTACGTCTTCTTCGCTCAAACCAGTAGCTTGAACGAGAGCTTGTACACCAGCATCAATGTCGCCTTC